GCTGTCAAGGTCGGAGCATCAATTTCAGAGATTAAATCACCTCTGTAAACTACTTTATCAGCAGTTCCAGTATAGTAAAAATCTAAAACTGTACCACCAGTACCACCAGCGGAAGCTACAGTATTTAAATTAAAACGTACACTATTGAAAGCATCCGCAACGTCAGCTATTGCCGAAGCATGAGCTGGAGATGCCGCTTCATCAGTATCACCAAGTGCAGTTGCACCACCTTGGATAACACTTGTAACAAAGCCAATTGCAAGGTCGTCTGCACAAGCAATACCCATCACAACTCTTACATGAAGACCTGTGTTTGAAGTAGTTGCTTCTGGCAATCTGATAAAAGTGCCATCTGCCATAGCCGCATTAACAAGAATTGTCTTGTCTCCGCCATGCCAAGGCTCATCACTATAATCGTAATTACCACTTGCTGAGATTGCAATAGTTTCATCTGAATATGCATTTTTATACATTGTTGAACTTTTCATATTCTACTCCTTTGTCGCTATTATTAGCGAGCCAGTATTGATTGCGGCTAAAACAGCTGCATCATCTGATGAAGAGTTTCCTTTATAGAAAGCGTCACCACTTACTTCTAAGGCATCGCCTTCAACATAATACTCTGCACGATTGTAACCGTTAATAACTGCACCACCAAGCTCGATAGTATTTGCATGGTCGTCTATTTCTGAAGTGAAATGAAGGTCTTCTGCAATTGCTTTACCCATAGCACCTTTACCAAAGACTATAGCATTACGAACTCTTAATGTTCCACTTGCTAGTGTTACAGCTGAGTCTTCAAAACGACTAGAAACAGTCGAACCAAAGAAGTACCCTGCTTCATCCCATTCACGAATACCAACAATATCTTCAAAGATACAGAATCCAGCGTAGTAACCTGCCATACCAGTTATTTCTGGCATTTTAGTTCCACCTGAACCCATAAAACCATATCTCTGAGCTTCTTTGTAATCAGTATCAGCTTGAAGACTTGCAAGTTGAGATGGATGCATCACAATACAATAGAAATGATGACCATCAACAGTTTCCATGTGAGGTATTTTAAGAGACATACACTTCACTCGTAACTGTCGTAGTAACCCAGCAGTCATTGCTGTGTTAGCAGTTGCATCCGCACCAGCAGTCATACCAATAGCAGCATCTAACTCAGCATTAGTTTTAGTTGATTTTTCAGCTCCAACCGCTGTTAGTACAGCTGTAGCATTAATATACCAGTTTGGATGATACCTACGGACAAGTCCTAAACCATCAGAGGCTGTACCAGTAGAAAGATTTGGCGATACACCTTCGTAGAAGGATTGAAATACCGACTGATTTTCCCATTTAGTAAACCATTTAGCTAATTGAGGTCTTGCTTCGTCCATTAACTTGAACACTTTTTGACGTTGTTCACTCATTGAACCAGACTTTTTCATAACTGCTTTACGATACTGGTTACAGTATGCACGCAACCATCTCATAGACTGGTCTTCTCCTGTTCCTTTTAGCACAGTATCACCATATACTGGTGAGCCTGTTAAATCACTCAAGAAAGGAATAAGCATATTGTCTCTACCTTGAGCAACATAGTCGCTTAAGATTTCCATTGGATTACCTGATGGAGTGTATACGGTGTTACCGTTGTCATCCGAGGATATATCCACATTTCCAGAGAATTTTGCCCAGAAAGTATTATACCAACTTTCTTTCCTTAACAATGAGTTTAGAATTTCTACATTTGCAATAAATGATTGTGAAGATTCCATTTAAAACTCCTTATTTCATTATAGTTTATAACTTACGTTATGTTTTTATTTATTAGTTATTAAGCTGTCCATATAACTTTTGAAGTTCGCTTACTGATAAATTATCGAGAGTGCTGCGGAGTTCTTTTTTATTCATGTCAGCAACACGAATAAGTTTAGCGTTTTTGCCAGTACCTCTTACATCGACTTTCTCTGTCTGCTTGGCTGAAGCATTTTGAATGTCTTGTCTAGCTTTTCGCTCTCCTGCCATCTGGTAGTTTTTAGCTACCTTCCCTACCCCAAACTCATCAATCATGGCTTTGTGGTAGGCTCTCTCGGTTAACAGCCCATTTTCAGTATATCCCTTCGCCAGTTCACTTACAGCATTGAACTCATCATCAGATACTTCAATCCCATCCGTATTAAACCTTTCTTTCATTGTAGAAACAAAGGCTTCATTATCTCGACCATTAAGTCTCGATTCTAGATGTTCTTGTGTGCGTTTGTTTATCAAGTCGTTTTCCATTTCCCTTATGAGTGTCTTCTGTGTTTCCACAGCGTCTATGTCATATGGGTCAACTTCTTCCAGTTTAACTTTCTCAGTAGAGATAGCGTCTTGAACATCGTTTGCACTAAGTCGTTCCAAAAGTTCAGATTCAGACAAATTATCGTCATCGGCTGTTAACTGTCTAAGTTGACCAATTTCGCTAGACTGGTCGCCAATCATCTTTTGGGCGTTGACTACCATGCTAACAAGGTCTTCTTTTGACTTGTCGTGGAACGGAGATGTTTGTTCACTTTTATCGGTGGTGCTATCATCTGATTCTGATAAGTCCTGATTTGATTCTCCCCCTTGAGGGTCTGCGTCATTATCATCATCACCTGATGTGCTGTTAATATACAACTCACCGTCTTTTTCAATTAATTGAACAGTAGGTTCGGATTCTTCTTTTTCTTGAGTCTTCGGGGTAATTTGATTGTCAAGTGCATTTAACTCTTTTTGTAAATTTGGGTCTACTTGTGCTTTGTTATCTTGGGTTTCTTCCATTTTTCTTTCCTTTGTTGATTATATTACTTCTCTTTGCTCTGTATATATTCCTTAATGAATCTTCTTTTGTGTACTTGACTTTGTTTTCAAAGTCCTTTTCAACAATTTTATCGTGTTTAATAATAGGTATGTTTATAATATTATTGAAAGTCATTATTTGTTCTTTTTTCCTTTTCCCCAATTCATAGGATTTAAATTTAACGAAATTTCTTTTTCATAGAACTTTACCTTGTCTTCTAACTCTGCTCTTTTCGAAGCTTCTTCAATTGTATGTTTTGCCAATAAATCCTCAATAACTGTATCCGCACTAACAAGTTTATCTTCAAGGTTTTGAATCCTATTCTCCATCCTAAAACCATAGTAACTAATACTACAAACAAGAAATAATATTTGAAATAGCCACTTAATATTAAGATGAATAGAAAAGTTATCGTCAATAACATCAGCCCTATAACTTCTCGCAGTCTTAGCATCCTCGCTCATCTCTTATTACTATATTACCATCCACAATGCCATCCCAGTCTCTACCACAATATCAGCCATTGTATTGTACGCCCATCTTTTTTTAGTTCCATAAGTCCTAGAAGTTCCCTCGACAAATACTTCAAAGATTTCCCAAAGAACCCCTATTATAAAAACTCCCATGACGCACCAAAAAGAACTCCAGTCCAACCATTGAAATATTTTACAAAAAAAAGCTCCTGCGCCAATATGGTAAGCTGTCCAACCATCTAGTTGACCAGTTGATAATTGCCATTTTACTAATTTAGCTAATGGGTTATTCATTTTATCTTGAGTATGCTTTTTTGTAAACTTTTTTCTTTGCTGTTTTAGCAGAATCTTTAAAATCTTTAGAAGTTGGTGCGCCTTTTGCTCCAACTTTTTTCATTTTTTCATTGCTACCAGCTTTAATTCTTTTCTTTTTAGCGTTTATATTTGCGTATAATCCTCTTTTCATAACAACTCCTTTTTTATTAACATCTACATTTCCATTTTCTTAAAGCTAAATTAATCCTAGAATCAGGGTCGTTAGCTGTTTTAGCACTTGTTAGTTTTTTCTTCATCCCACACATTCTAGCACAGAAACTTGACTTTCTCGATTTCTGCTTACCTTTTGGGTTACTAGATGTTACTGGAGGCTTTAATGTTCCACCAGTTTGAGCTTTGTAACTTGCCCTACCTTTTGCGTTTAATCCACCAGTTTTAGATTTTCCAGATTTTTTTTGCCATGCAGCAGTATACTTTTTTTTGGCAGCCATTAACTAACACCTTGTTTTTGTGCATCCAACCTTATCTTTTCTTCATCTGTAACCATTCCACGTTCTGTCTTCATATTATCTAACGTCTGTTTTGTTGAATCTAATTCAGATTGCCTTTGAGCTGACTCTGATTGCATTTGCATTGTTTGGTCTATGTATTCTAAGAATTTTTCAGAACCAGTTATTGGTGCATTCTCTACTAAAGTTCTAACATCAACTAATTGAGGGTTAATAGAACCTATTAAGTTTGCCATTGCAACCATACGGTTGAAGTTATCTTCTTTTTGAGTTATGTTGCTCTCCCCCTCATCTAATTCAACATACAATGAGGGGTTACGAACATCGTTAAAGACTTGTGAGCCAACACTAAGGTTCATTATTGTTTCATTAAACTTCCCTTCTTCTTTAACACGAATAACTCTATCCATTTCCGAATAGACATAGTTAAAATTGTCTACAAAATCTTTTGCTAAAGTTTTTCTTAATCTACTTAAATTTTTAAAATATGGGTTTATTGCGGCCGCAGCTCTTTGTACTTTTTGTTCAAATAAAACACCTGACTCTCCACTTCGTGCCGTTTCTCCTTTCATTGCTTCTGATACCAATGAAACTCTTTGAGCAAAAGCCACACTATTTTCGGCATTTAACATAATGTCTGGTGGCAAGGAAGAGGGTGAAAGTCTTTGAGGAAGAATTGCAGGGTTATTTAACTCATAAACCATGTTAGGTTGATTCCCTTTTTCTTTCAAAGCCTTTATTGTTTCTTTCTCACGTTTATCAATAAAAACACCACCTGATAAAATTTGAGTTACATAGTCTCTTACTTGAGACTTAGCTTTGTTTACATCATCTTGTATGTCTAATAAATGGTCAACAAGTGATGTCTGTTCATTTATTTGAACATTGTAACTATAACTCCAAACAGGAAAACAATCAAAATTTGACGTTGGGTTTTCCATATCTTCGTCTTTAACTACTAAATTTTTAAAATAAGGAATAATTGTTGTTGTGTGTATTTGGTCTCTATTAAATCTTTTCACAACCATTAAACTTGGATTTTCTTTTTCAGCTCGTTTATATTCTTGTTGAGTCATTATTTTATAATCATTGCCATCAAAAGAACTAACCATTTTCATCGTGACACGCTCTTGCATTTCAAGAACACGATACCTGTCATTTATTTTATCATAATTTTCAAGATTTGAAGAATATGTTTTGTCTGTCATCCTTCTTATTGTTTCAGATAAAGATTGATACCACGCCTTTGACCTTTCGACTTTCATATCGTGAGGGTCAATACTATATTGTTCACTTATAACGTCTAAAGACTCCCATCCTTCTTTTACAAGCCACCTACAATGTTTTAGCTCGTAATCATTTGCTCTTGTTTCTGGGTCTATATATACACGAAAATTATTTAGCACATCGTATTTAAAATCAAGATAACCTTCTTCGTTTATCTCCCAACTTCTCTGTATCCAACCACCTAGTTTTGTAGACAAAGCATCGATAAAAGCTATTTGAAGTTTATCTTCTAAATCTTCTTCATCAATAATTGCATTCCACCTGCCTTGCAATATATCTGTTACTTCTACAGATTCAATTGTAGTTGGTTTAAATTTTGCAGTCTTTCGGTTTAATTGCTCGTTTCCTACCAACGTACTTATTATAGGGGTAATTATATTATATTTAAGTAAAGGTTTCTTGTATTTTTTAGCGTTATTTCTTTCTTGAGAAGTAAAGGTATCTCCATTAACATATCTTACTGCCTTCTCAGAATCTTTCCTTGCAATTTCAAATGAATCTCTACTATACTTCCATGACTTTAAAACTTTATCAGCTTGCTTAGATAGTATACCTGCTGCATATTGTGAGCCTGAAGGTGAATCGTTAGTATACGCATCTTTAGCCATTATGCTGTTTTCCAATTTGTGTTTTCATTTGATTTTTTATCATTTTGTCTAAAACGCCATCCTTTTTTACGTTTTTCATATATAGCAAGGCTTGGCAAGACCTTTAATGCTCCATATCTCAAAGCATCATAATGATGGTCATCAGCTTTCGTATCAATATCTTCAGGGTCGTTTTGTGCTGATGGTAAATTAGGGAATGTTTCTATACATTGTAAACAATTTTCTGTGAATCTAATTCGAGGAAATCCTTCGTCTGGTTGTTCTAAACCTTCATAAACAATTTTAGCACCAGACTTTCTATCGTTATTTCCTTTTGATAAATAAATTCCATCATCCCCATAAAAATCAGCTGGAGAATATAGCATCCCTTCTTTTTCAGAATGTTTTGTCCAATAAGCTGGGTCAGCAATATCGTCATCAAAGTCTTCAGGTTTTAATTTATAAGTATCCCATGTGTATTTATTTACTAAACTTGCTTGTTTAGAGGCTGATAATCCAGTTTCTGTTATTTCATCAAATATTATCATATTTTGGTCTCTATCTACTGCCGCAAACAAACAGACAAACGGAGCTTTAGTACCATAGTCATAAAATCTGTAAAGGGTATGAGTGCTAACTCTAAAATGCACATTAAATTGAAAATAAGAACTAGGTATTACATGGTTCATTGGATTCCAATTATCAAAATATGTACCAGCAAATACATCCCATCTACCTTCTAACCACATAGCTCTTAATACTGGATTTAAATTTTTAAGTTTTCGTACATAGTTAGGGTCATTTTTTAAAAGAGTTGGATTGTCAAATACAGTTGCTGGTATAAAATGAAAACTAATACCCTCTTCATCTATAAAAGGTTTTCCAGTTTTTTGATTTTGAAAAGAAACATCAAACTCTTCATTGTATCTTGGTGTTTTAGATGGGACTGGAGGGCATCTATCAATAAATTTTCTTTTTAACCATACATGACCAATGTTACCCGGATTTGAGGTTAAGCATATTTGAGGTTGCAACAACTGATTATCTGTACGAGCTGATGTTGAAAGTTCCTCAATCCAATCTTCTGGAAATTGGTTAGCCTCATCGACTCCAATAAAATTGTAGTTACCACCAATGTAGTTATCCAAAGCTCTTCTATCTTGGCAATGGACTAAATATATCTTAGCACCACTTGGAAAAACATAACATTTGTTTCTCTCTTGCCACCTAGCGTTATACAATTTATAAAGTTTATCACATTCAGGTTTTAAGTTTCTTTCAAGCTGAGGGAATGTCCTTCTCATCAGAATACCAATATAATCGGGAAAATCAATTGATACAGCATCAACAACTGTCTTAACTGCCTTACCCTCAGCTTTAAACTTTTTCGCTTCTTTTAGCTCTATTTTTCGTTTCAGTCTTTCGTAGTGATAAACCCTTGGTACTAA